CAAAATTTCCAACATTTTCTGTTTGCAAAGCCTGAATAGATGCAAAGGAAGAAAGGGTGGCTGCAGCATATTCCAAAACACCAGCACCAAACCATCTATCAGCCATAAAGGTCTGTTCTAATGGGGTATTCTCTTGTGTTCCAGCTGTGAAATTAAGATGAGACCTGAAAATCTTGAGAGGTACCACATTTGTATAGTAAGTAGCTGATTCAATATCCGCCGATAAATCACGGGCCGTGGCCCCAACTTTACCAGCAGATGGTTTCAAAACTACATACAGTAATTCTCCAGAATGATTACGGGCGCTGTACGGAGTTCCGGTCTCTGCAACATACGAAGCAATACCACTATGAGGATCCCTTATTGAAGAAACCCAATAGTTATATGCCGCAGAAACAGGAGAACCAGAAAATTCATTGTGGCCCATTGTAAAGCCCTGGCCTTTTGTTCCTATGGCTCCAGCAAATTGAGATTCATTGCTTGTAAAGCCAATCTGAACTCCGATAGGGCTTATTTCTACGTCATCATTACCGTTGAATGATTTAAGATTCTTTTCTGTAATACCGGCAAAATAACTGTATTTGGCTTTAAGCCAAGTCGGAAGCACAATCCATTTGATAAACGAGAATCCAGATACAAAAGGATCCATCGGCAAAGTCTTTGTGTTGTATCCGCCAGTATAAAAAGTAGTTGTGTTTACGTTATCAGTATTAGCTTGGGCAAAAGTCTGTCCAGAAGCTGCAACTCTTGATAAACCGTATGGTGATCCTTTATACGAAGCTGTCATATTTTTCCTCTTTGAAGGTTAAAAGGGAGGAGGAATTCTCCTCCCTATTGTTTGATTAACGATTTACCACGAAGTCAAATACAAATCTCTCAATGATATCTGTGAACGCAACATCCACATTTACACGAGCGATACGCTGCTGACGGTCATAGGTAGAAGTATTGATTACCGGGCTTATATAATCAAATCCTCCAGCAAGCACCCATTTGGAGGCGCATTGTGTGAGTTCAGACTGAAGCTGATTATATATATCCGTGGAAGCAAATTCAGAACGATAATTTCTGGAAATTTTTTCCATTTCACGTTTAACTTTAAGCAGAGCACGAACAGCATGGCCAAGAGAAAGAGGAGTATTACGGTTTTGTGTTGTGAGTTCTGTTGCAAACTGTGTAGACACACTATCGGTTTCAATATAGTTGATCTGCTTTTTGTAAAGCTCTGTTTTCTCGGGTTCAGTAGGAAGCCAGCTGATACTGGTAAACCCGCTGATAGTACCGCGTCGAGGTCCTACAAAGTTCGTAGTAACACCATAAGATGCATCATTTTGGGGAATCTTAGAAGCAAGGAAGAAAGTAGGAGTAACTTTAATAGGCTTTCCACTCCATTCATCGTTGATCACAATATGTTGCGAGAATATCATAGTAAAATATGTATCGTACGACATTTCATTCTTGCGTTTGGCAATAGCTTGGGTAGCATTCGCACAATCAAGATTCATGTCTAGAATAGTAAGGCAATCCTGGCGAATAAGAGAAGATAATTCGCTCATAGCAGTCTTAACAGTTGCTCCATAATTACAATCCATCACAATATCAAATTCAGAAAGCAATGTATTTGTAATGAAAGCATCATATGAGCCATTATAAGCTTTTACGAGGGCTTCGTCAAGAGAAGCTGTAGTATCAAGCTCATCTTCGCTGTTGGTATATTCGTATTCCCATCCATTTCCGTAAGAACCGCCACCAAGATAAATAACAGCATTGCTAGACACATTTGACATATAGTAATGCGAAACAAAAGGTTCTGCATACGCATCTTCTATAGTATCCCCCACAGTCACAAATAAAGTGCTGTCAAGGAAGCAAGAATTGCTGTCATAACCTATTGAACTCATCAAATCTGTGTACAGATAGGAAGCATAATCGGCAGCATAGTCAGCACCAAAAGTACGCTCATTTAATTCAGCCAATGTAATTTGGTTAAAGATATATTTTACAATATCATCTACAACCGGAGTAATAACATTGTCGTCTTCGTCTTTTACCGGGTTTCCTTCTGCGTCTACAATAGCAAGTTTAGTTTTAATGAAATTCTCCAGATTATCGTAATTGAAAACTACTTTTAAATAAGAAGAATAACGATTTACAACATCTTCTACAAATAAAGATTCTTTCGAACCAGAGATAGCATCAGGATCAAGAGAGACACTGAATGTTTCGCGGATAATTTCGCTGCTGTCATCAGAACTCTTTTCAATGATTTCCAATTTGAACATACTCCAGTCAGGATAAGTGTTGTCAAAACTGTTGTCATACGAGAAGCTCACTGCCAAATTATTATACCATTTTCCAGATCCTTTAGGAATAAATCTTAAAAATTCTGTATAGCGTTTGCTGGAAAGTTTGAAAGTAGCCTTATCTTCGGTATCTATAATATCATTGGTTGCATCTACATCATATCCCTTTTTATCGGAACTATAGTCCTCTTCTTCGCTGGTATAAATCCCTTGATCTCCAGAACCAGAAACGAAGTTATATCCGGTATATACAGTAGATACAAAACCAACAGCTTGATAGAAAGCTTCCATATATGAAATATCTGGCTCATAGGAGCTATCTTCAGAATTTGTAATAGTATAATTCAATTCAGGAACATATTCTCCATTGGCTGTTCCCGTAATGGTTACAAAATTACCTATATCTGCAAGTTTGATACGTGTATTTTTATTCTTGGTAGAAACAAAATTAACAACAAAACTTGCTATATAATTAATATTATCTACAGAGGCTACAGAGGCATTCCAGTAGGAACCGACAAAATTAACCGTCTTGTTGTTGGAAACCATGATAGAACCATATCCGATATTAAGAGCAGCGCTGATGATATACCTGGATACGTTAGGAATTCCCATGTTTACGATTGTGGTATGAGTTTCAACTGTTCCAGCCCCTGTTCCAGCATCAACAGCATAAATTCCGTAACGGCTTGTTCCAGAAGTTTTTGCCCAAGCAGGAAGAGCAGATATTTGAATAGTTGTTGCTGTTGCTTTAAATTTGTATGAACCACTCACTTCTTCCAAAAGGTCGATAACAGAATCGGGAATATTACCCTTTATTTTACTGTATGCATATTTCGAAATAATCACTGTGCTTGCATTAAAAGAAGCTGCTACTGGAATAATACCAGTATTTTCATTAACCGAGCCAGAGGTAGCCACGGCAAACAAAGAAGCAAGACCGTTGTTAGACAATGCAGCAAATGAAGCAAGATCCGCAGCTGTATTTTCAGTACCAACCGAGGCAGACGCAGAGAATTTCATGCTGGCATCAAGAAGAGCATTATTTTTTACATACTGGCTTTCCAAGAAAGAACCAGCAGATTCCGCGCTTTGTCCTTGGGTTTCAACTGGACGAGATGGAAGATAAGCATTAAAATATTCTATTTCGTCAGTAGTGAGAAGCTTAGAATAAGCAATTTCCCCAGAAGAACTGTAAGAAACAAAGAAAGTTTTTGTCTTTGTAACAGCTCCTGTAGAAGCCGCAGTTTTAATATAAGGAGAAACAACTACAATGCTGCTATCATTACCAAGAATGATCTGATTTGCATTGATTATATTCCAAGCATTCTTTTCATCTTCAGTAAAAGCAGTAGCTCCTACAACAGAAGAAGAGACAGGAGAACATTTATCTATATTGTCATAGATCTCAAAAGAAGAATTCCATTCTGCTGAAGTATAAGCGGATGAAACTGCTATAAGAGAATCGGACACACCTACGGCAAATACTCCGGATTTTACCTCATCCTTAAATTCTCCAAAGGCATCTTCAGAAGAAAATCTGGCTATATTAGTTAAGTCAAGGCCAGAATAACCAATTTTTCCGGTATAAACTGGTGAAGCAAGAACATAATTTGAAACTGTTTTGATAGTTCCGCCGTATGAAGTGCTGCCAGAATCTCCGAAGAAATTTTTGAAGGCCGTAATAGCAAGAGCTAAAGTAGTAGTTCCAGAGTCGGTAAAAGGTATAGATAAAGATACTCTTGCAGCCAATACTTTTCCATTAGTTCCAGCTGCGGCAATGGCCGCGGCTTCATTCGTAAAGTAGTATATTCCGGATCCAGCTGATGTTTGAACTGGAGTAGAATAATTAGTGCCGTCGTATGTAAATGCCTGCCATGCAGTAATGCTATAAGAATACCCAGTCAATACAGAGAATGCGGCTAAAGAACTTTCGGTAAATCCATTCAGATTAGTATCATCATTTCTTTTATCCGCGTCTATTACAAGCTTAGGGATAATTACAGAAACTTTACGTCCAGCATATGCTTCATAAGCATCATTTGTACCTTCAATGCCGTTATTCTTATTATAAAGCTTTATGGCATCTTTGGTCATCTGGCCAAGTTTTACATTTACATAATATTCGCCAGTAGCGACATTATTGTTGTAAAGTGTCTGACGAGCATAGAACAACGGCTGGTTAATAGCAGCTTTTGTGGATAATCCTTTAGCAAGTTTTTCTGAGGCTTCACTGTGTTCTGCATTCCACAAAGATATTTGATCAGCTGTCATGGAAAGCTGCACAAATTCTTCAGCGTCATTGGTATATTGCTGTTCTGCATTATAGCCAACGCCTATAGAAAGAGAAGAATATGTTTCGTCATCAGGAACAACACGAATAACCCAAAGACCACCGCCAGCACGAAGCCACTGTATGGCATTAATGCCGGACTGGCCATACTTGGAATAATTTGGATCACCAAAATTGAATTGATATTCCGAAGTTGTAGTAATATATGTGGCTTTGCGGCAAGGTCCTTTTTCAGATTCGATAGCCAAAAACTGATTGCTCAATCCAGAAGCAGAAAGAGTAAGAACCGCATTATTTATGATGCGGGATGTAGTACTCGGATGAAGATACTTAGGTTCAGTACTCATTATTTCCTCATTGTTTAAGTTATGGTAGAAACCACGTTTGCTTTATTCTAATAGATTGTTGAAGGAAAAATGAAAAAAATGTTCATATTATAAGATAAGCATAATTTTGCAGAAGATATACAGACAAAATAAGCAATCATAATAATGATAACTTTATTATTGGAGGAATATTATGGAAGATACAATAAATTCTATTGCACCTGGTGAAGTATATTACCAAGGTAATAGCACAAACAAAAGCTTCCTAAGGATGTACAAATTCCTTAAAGAAAGAGGAATTGTAAATAATAAGTTTTTTCTTGCTATTTATGACAAGGAGCTTATAAATGTTGATCCTTATTCTCCTAATCTTTCAAAGCAATTAAAAGCAAGAATCCTTAAAGAATGTCGTATAAATCCATGGTATTTTTTAAGAGAAGTTATGAATATGCCGGTTACAGGAGGATTTTCTCGCTACGAAATGAATCGAGGAAATCTTGCCCTTACATTTTTGGTTCTTAATAATATCAACGTCACAATGATGCTTCCTAGACAAAACGGAAAAACCATAGGAACAGTGGCTATATACCAATGGCTGTATTGGCTTGCATCTACCAATTCTGAATTCATTTTTTCTAACAAAGTTTATGGTGATGCTCAAGCTAATCTCAAAAGATTTTCTTTAATGGCTGAATGCCTTCCTCCTTATTTAAGAGTAGAAAAATTAAAAAAAGATAAAGACAACATTCTTGCATTCAGCAGCGGAAAAATAGGAAACTCTATAAGATTAATACCTTCAGCTACGTCTACTGAAGATGCTGATAAACTTGGAAGAGGAATGACAGCTCCTTATGAATGGTTTGACGAATTTGCATATTCTGCTTTTAACTATGTTATATTTCCAGCTGCAGCTCCAGCAGCCGGAAAGGCTTCAGAAGAAGCAGAACTTCGCAATGGTTTTTATTCTAAGATTATAACTACTACACCAAATTCTATAGATCTTCCAGAAGGACAATACTGCAAATCTATAATGGATATGGCCGCAGTATTTAACGAAAAGATATTTTATGATTTGGAATCTAGGGAAAGCATTAGAGATTATGTATCAAAGAATTCAGATAACGACTTTGTCCATGTAGAATTCTCATGGCGACAATTAGGAAAGAACGAAGCTTGGTATAGAAAACAATGCCGTGATCTTCAATGGGATAAATTGCGTATAAAACGTGAAGTAGATCTTGAATGGACATTATCTTCTGATAAGAGCCCGTTCTCAGAAGAAGAACTTGAAGAGGTATCAAAGTATGTAATAGAAGATGAAGATTGTTATATCATAGATTCCGGATATTCAGGATACAAAATTGTATTAACTGAAGTATTCGATCCTTTCAAAAAAGTTTTGCTTTCTTGTGACTGTTCTGGAGGACTTTCCAAAGACCGTTCTGTTATGCTTGTTATAGATGCCGAAGATGGACATGTCATAGGCGGCTTTTATT